CTTTAGTTAGTTTTGGACTAATCTTATCCGCAAACGTTTCAGCAACTTTGTCCCAATCTGGAACAGGTGGTATTTTGTCGCTGATCTCATTCAATTTATCTTTTATATCTTGCAAATCTTTGTTGCTACCACCATTGTTATTATTGCCATTCCCTTTATCGTCTTCCTTCGGTTCTTCTACATCACCCGAACCATGTGGCTTATCATCTGGAATTTTTTCATTTGTACAAATAGCATCGTTTTTCTCATCTTTATCTCTGAAATCATCTGGATTCACATGCTCGGAAGGTAACTCGTAATATTCAGCCATTTTGCCCCAATATTGCGTCACTCCACCTCCACCGACTGCATTTTTTTCAAACCCTTTAATTTTGAAACGTAAATATCCCTTTACTTTTCCGTTAGCAACTATGTAAAAAGCGTACGTCCCATTCTCTTTTATATTGATAGCAAATTCGTTTTTTTCCTGTGATGGTCTTGTCCATTTGGTTAATCCAAAATTGAATGAACAATCGTTTACTAGCATTAATTCAGATAGTTGAAACGTAACTATGTCTTCAGCATCATTAACCTTCAAAATAAGATTATAGTAACCACCTTTCAATCCGTTATTTTGTACTGAAACACCCTTACTTCCTACCGATTGAAAAGATGGGCCATCAGCAAACACCGGACCAACTCGAACGAACAAAGATAAAACCATTCCAACACACATCAATAATTTGTTTAATGTGTTTTTATATATCATTTAAAAAGTTGCACCTTTCTATCTAAAAAAAAGGCGCACACACGCCCTTTTTTATTTTTATTTACGCCTTACTTCCACGCGCTGCCAATGCCGCACGAGCTAAACCGAATAGTTTAGGTGCAAACACAACCGCAAGACCTGCTAAAATAAATTCTTTATATTGCGTCATAATTGACATTGCTGACCCAACTAAATCTGTTGCTGTAAAACCTACCGCTACTTTTGAAAAATCAACCATTTTGAAAAACCTCCATTTTTAATATATATTTCACTAGCAAATTGCTAGAGAATGTCATTTGTAATGATAGTATTCATATTCATCGTCATCTTCGTCTTCGTCTTCGATTCTTCGCCTTTTAGTTATAACGCCAACAATTCCAACTATTAAAAGAGAAACAGCTCCACAAGCGAAATACACCATGTTTAATGAAGCGCCATAAAACACAAAATACTTAACCAGATTCCAAAAATCGGCTAGAGTATCCCCTGCTAGAAATGTTTCATACTCTGGTAGTTTCATAAATTATTTCTTCTTCTGCATAACGGCTGCGATTACTCCACCGATTAAAAGACAAACTGCCGAAATGGCAATGACGATCATAACGAAAGACGAATTCATTTTAAAAAGCATTCCAAAAGTGTTCCAAAAAAAATCCCAATCATAAACATTACTTAACAACTATTCCAACTCCCCTACTCCTCTGCTTTTTTACTTCTTTCATATATCCCAATTAACGTAAATACAACAGAGTAAAGAACAGCAAAACTTATAATGATAAAAACAACATCTGGATTACCTGCGAAAACTTTAAATGCTTGTAAAACAAGTCCTCCTATTTCCATTTTTCTGCTCCCCTTGTAATAATGTTCATACTTATAATTGCGACTGGGTAGAGTAGAAAACATACCAGAAAGGCTGCGAAATATAAGATTGCTATATCTTTTGGTGTTCCTAATAGCACTTGATACATTTAAAATCTCCCCTTGATATTAGTGAAAACCATAACGAATAGTATAAGAACAAGTAGAGTCGATATAATCACGTCTCCAAGTGTCATCGTATGGCTTACCACAATGTTTCCAGCATCCGTATTTACCAACGTTTCGTTCAACTGTCTCACCTCATTTAACAAAATAAAAAAGGACAAGTCTGTCTTCTTAATGTCAAAAGAAGGCATACTTGTCCTGTTATACGTATACATCTAAAAACATGCATATACATACACATACGAAATGTGTATAATAGCACGTAGATAGTTGTAGTGAGCGTTTGCTCGGTTGTGAAGTATTTGCCTACTTCGTAATCCCTGCTCGGTGTTGACGCACCGAGTGGGACTGCAACTATTTTTATTTTGTTTTGGAATTTGGGTTGGAATATATGACATATCATAAATAAATTTCCTGCTATTTTCTACAAAACGAATGACTGAAAATTATTTGCTCTTATTTTTTAAAATCCGAATTTCTCGATTTTTAAAATTCTTGTTTCCCGTTTTCTTTTTTTCCCTGGATCATAGAATTACAGCGCTCCCCCCCGTACCCCCATGACTCACTGAACCCGAAAAAATTCGGCTCGCATATTCATTCCATAGATATTTTATATCATTAAAAAGTTCCACCATTTTTAATAATTTCACATACCAGATTGAACACAAAAAAATGGTTGAAACTTTCGTTCCAACCAACGAATATTTTATAAATTAAACATAAAGATAAATAGATAATAATTGCATTAAGAAACCCTTTTAACTAATCCGACAACCTTTTCTTTAAACTTTTTCACGTCTTCAAGTGAAATGCCTAATTCTATTAACTCATTTGGAATAAAAGTTCTATCTAATGACCACAGAGATAATCTTTCTAGTGCAATTCTTTCATTCCCAAAATTATACAAAAGTTTATATTTACACGTTGTATATTTTTCCTTACTGCTATATTGAGCAAGATAAAAATACCTTTTTCCTCCCGCTGTTTTACTTATTAGATATGCCAAATTGATTCCTCCTGTAATTTTTGTTCTCGAAATTTATACGAACGTATATTCGTGCACACATAAACATGTTCGCATAAATTGTAAAAAAAAGAAAGGAAATTACTAATCTTTTTTAGCTAAATTCTCGTTGTAGTAGTCCATGATGATTTTACTTGCTATTTCATTTTTGTTTCCTAACTCTTCGAATGCCCATATAACTTTTTTGGGGACTTTAACAAATATAGTATCGATCTTGTCTTCTAGTGGTTTTCTTGGTCGTGGCATAATGTCAATATCCTCTATCCCTTTTATTATCAATCTCCATTTCTTTTTTCTTTTTTTATTTTTCACCAGTATAGCAAACGAATAAATCATAATTCCTATTTTTTTAAAGAAATTTTTTCTTCAGATTCATTTTGCTCAGCATAATATCTTTCCCAATACCTTTTACTAGCATCTCTTTCTAAGAAATAATCAATAATCAATCGAAAAACAAACAACACATTACCAATAATCAAAAAAATAGTTAACGGTAAAGGTAATGAACTAAAAATTTCTTTAGAATATTCAATAACACGAAAAAATGAAAATCCATCCATCAAATCATTTCAAATCCTTATTCACTATATTTTTTTAAAAAATCCTCAAGAGCAAGTTCTACGATTAAGGATTTATTTCGATCCAAATTATTATCCTTCAAAAAACCATCTAATCGTTTTTGAACATCCACATTCAAGAAAATATTATTTCTCTCTTTACCTGTATATCTAGATTTAAGACGAACATATAAAGGGTCTATATCCTCAAAACTACCTTTTTTAAAATTAACTATCATTTCTTTAAGAATTGCTACTTCTTCATTTGAAAATTGACTAATTGTCGTATTGTTGTTGTCAACTTGTTGTTTAGTTGCATCTTTATTGTCATTAACTTGTTCTTTACTTGTTGTTTGGTTGTTCAAAGGTTGTCCCTCTCCCCTTACCCACTTATTAGAAACATAATCAAATCCTGCTTTTTTAAGACCTCTCTGTATCTTACTTGTACTACACCCTAACTCATCAGCAATCCCTTTTAACTTCTCCCCCGATTGAATACGTTCAAATATTTTTTCATAATCCATATATTCAACGCTCCTCATATATCATTAAATCTTTATTATATAATATATTATAACACGTTAACAACAACTAAACAACAATAAAGGTAGTTTTTAACAACAACTAAACAACTACTCAAAAAAACAATTTAACTTGTTTTTAACAACAACCTGATTTTACTAATGACATGCGTATCAAAAAATATTAAAATAAACTATAGTCAATAAAAAAAATCCTTTTAAGTGCTGGTTACACTCAAAAGGACTATATATGGTTTGGTTTTTGGTTTGGTTTATTTTATTTCTATTTGGATTGAAAAACATTGTTTCTTTTTCTCTATTGTTGAAGAACATAATTTTTTAATCCGAAATGCCAATAAGCTGTTACTTGTTGAACTTCTTCAGCAATTTCATCTTTTTGGCTTTCATCTATCTGAATTAGGTCTGTATCTTCTGCTTCGGCATCGGATAAGCCTAATTCTTTTTTTATGTTTTTTAACAATCCGCCATAAGCAATTAATCTCGTACGTTGTAACGCATGATCTACAACTTTTATAACTTCTGCTGATTCTTCTATATTATCTAAATCAACAATATCAGTATCTTTCACTGGATATTTCGAAACTTCAAATACCGCATTTTGTTCTTCAATTGCATTCTCAATTTCATGAATAGATTCAAAAATACTCTTCTTTTTCTTTCTTGCTTTTACTGGTCTAACATCAACTATAGGTGTGTAATCCACTTGTAAAGCCTTTTTCCACATGCTTGTCCATTCTGATTGTTTTATATAATGTTTACCAAAATAATTTGGTGGAACTGCTATTAAAACATGAAAATGCGGATGATATGTATTATAATTCGGGTTTTCTTCGCCTGGTTTAACTCCAATAGAATCGTAGTACTTTGGATTCCTATTATAACGGTCTTTACTTAAAAATTTACCCTTAACTCTCGTTATTTCTAAACCTCTAAACCACCCTTTTATACTATCTTCTATCCTTGTATACCCCATAAATCTATTCCAAGACTTCGTTAGATGTTTAAGAGTATCTTTAAGCTCATGACCTTCTACATTTTTAATTGTTAAAGTTAAAAAAATCCATCTTAATCGTTGTCTTTCATTAGCAATTTCTACAATTTGTTTATTTTGTGTAGCTATTTTCAACGATCTACGCCATGTACACATTGGACAAAGTCTCACTTGGCAAAATTGAGCATAAGCCAATTTCATACCCTGTTCCAACTTATTAAAAACTAAAACATTACCACAAGTACACATTCGAGCTGCCTTTTTTTCCAAACCTGCTTCTTGAAAAACTTCAGCCATTTTCATCGAACGTTCTTTTTTATCTTGCCAAGGTATTTCTTTACCATCAGATTTCCGATGATCTGATAAAACTGTTAAATTATCAAACTTATTCATGCTGTTTTTCCTCTCTAAAAAATTTCAAATATTTTTACCCCAAAAATCACCGTTCCGCCTTACAGTATCAAGGCTTCAAGTCCATTTCGTTGCGTTGAATTATTCACAATACGTATCAAGATAAGAAAAAACTATTTGGGCAATGCCCAAATCCTTTCTGGGGAATCCTCCCCAGACCCCATTTTTAAGAACACATTCTAATTATAAATGGTTTTTAAAAACTCATCTTTTTAAAAAACTTTTTTTCAGAAAACAAAAAACCTATAAACCCTTGTGACGCCTGTATTCACGACAGGTTTCACCCCCTTTATTTTTGAGGTCACACAACCCGTATTACATAGGGGGGTTATATGTCTTCCCTACTCTTCGTTTTATCTTGCACCATGACTCTGCAAGCCTCCCTAATTTTCGCCAACAGCTCAAAAAAAAGAGAGACTAGCAAACTTTTTCTTTTTTACCTGCTTCATATTCTTTTAACTTTCTATAAAACGTGGCTTTAGACATACCTACATGTTCCATAAATTCAACTGCGGTAATTTCTCCAGATTTCCAAGGCTTATAATACTTCTCCCAATTACTAGGGATTTTCAAAGATGGTCTACCAAATTTCACACCTTTTCCCTTAGCAACCGCGATACCTTCAGCTTGTCTATTTTTAATCTCCTTACGTTCTTTTTCAGCAAATGCCGTTAACATTGTAAGGATAATTTTTTGTATCGCTTGTTTCATAACATCATCTGAATTATTACTCGTATTAATCATTGGTTCTTCTATAAAACATAGATTAATTCCATTTTCAACGAACCACTCATATTCTTTCATTGTATCGTTCATATTTCGCCCCATACGAGTAATAGAATCAAATACAACCGTATCCCCTTCTCTTACCATTTGCTTCAATGCTTGATAGCTAGGACGTTCAAAATTCTTACCACTAACTTTATCAATTAACAAATCTCTTTCATTAATTCCTATGTCTAGCATTTTCTTAATTTGTCTATCTTCTTTTTGGTCTTTCGAAGACACTCGAATATAACCAAACGTTTTCATGTCTCATAACCCCTAACGTTCTTTTGATACGTTTATTCTATAATTACCGTCTCAAAAAGTCAACATCTTTTTATATACGTTTCTAAATATAGAAATATACTTTATGATACCAAAAAACCCCTACTCTCATAGGGTTACTTTTTCGTATCATAAAGTATACTTTTTTAAACTATTTCTTTGTGTACTTTCTGAAAACACCTTCTTTTTTATGGAATAACAAATGATTTATCATAATTAGTATTATTGTTAACAATAAGCCAAACAAACTTATAGTGAAAAATTGTTCAAAATTCATGATCATTCCTCCTATGTATACTTTTTATTATTTATCTCTTCTTTCTAACAATTTACCAGCATATAACAAGACGATAGCAATACAAATCAATGGAGATATTTGCGCTATAAAAATAATAAAATCTGTTATTGTTTTCATTTTTTTGGATTAACCACCTTTGTATACTTTTTAACTATTGTTTTTGTTTATCCATATCTCGGATTTCTTTTAATTCAATGAACATGCTGCGAATCCCCGTTACTATACCAGCCAAACCTAAAACAATTATGATTGCATACGGAATATCTATATAACTCATTCCTTCTCCATCTCCATCTCTTTTATTAAAAGACTAGTAGCAATAATACCTAATAAAGATAAAATCATACCCACAGGCGCCATGATAATAAAAAACTTCATAAATAATACTAAAATCCGAAATTCTTTTAAGTATTCCAAACCGATATTTATAACTACAAATAATATCGAAAAAAACAAGAAAAGAAGAATCATTTGCACTCTATCTCTACGATAAGCATAACTACTTTTCATTTCCATCCACCTTTCTAGCACCCTTCACCGCTTTATAAACACACTCACAAGCCCACATACACATAAGAACAATCAACATAACAATATATCCCTTTGTCGTTATCATTTCTTCACCTTCTTCCAAACTAGATTCATTAAGTCATAGACTTCAAATAACAAAACCAACCCAACTCCCAAACATACAAACATCATTTTAAAGCCCCCTTATCCGCTGTATTGGACAAAAATAAAAACAATGACCAAAAGCACTACAGCAAACAAAGCATTCAACACAGACGTTTTAAAGGCTTCTGACTTTGTTATTTCTTTCAAGCCACTTCCTCCTTTTCAGCTTTATCTATGGAAAACATACTCACAACAAACGCACCTAATAAAGCCCCTCCCACAAACAACGATAAACCATACATTTTACCTACCCCTTATTGTTCGGATTTTAAGCTATTTTTTCTGCATTTCCTGGATCTTCTTAGGATCTTTTCTTTCTATATTCACGAACTATAATTCATTTCTTCAATGTATTCTTCGAGTTTTCTTTTTTCGTTTCTCGTTAATTCACTTGGATGCATCATGAAATATGAATTACGTCCAACTTTAACCTTTTTATCATGACCGAATTTTTTAGCCCTACGCCAATTCATACACTCTAAAGGAACTAAGATACAATTAAATTTCCTCGCCATTGATTCCGCCAGCTGTAACTGCTTATAATGCGCAAATTCCTGGTACAACTTCGCGAAACGCACCACTGGAAGGCTTGGCGTAAAATATAAAAGGTTTCTTGGGTCCTTGTCTTTGAATGTATTTGGTAAAACTGAATACTCGGCAATCATTTTTTATGCTCCCTTCTTGTCTAAACGAACTTTCTTCTTTCTTGATCTATCATGTATTTCTTCTAACGTTTCAAAGAATGCCTTAGATTCTCTTTCATTTGGTGGTAACGGGAAAGATTGAACCATTGCATAAGTGTCATATAAATTTTGAGCAAAATATTTCTTGGCCGTACTCATCGGAAGAAATGTCTTATTCAAAAATTCCCCTGTTTGATAATCTGTAAATCGTAACGAAAAACCTTTCTTACCAATTTTACGAACATCAACCAACACTTCTACGATCTGTCTAATACGACTATCAACGTTTTGAATAGATGGCGAGCAATACATTTGTATACTCTTCATTTTCCTTGTAAACATCATTACTTCTGTTGCAATGATAGAGCCATGCTGTGCCCATTTTCGGTTGCTAAAAGCCATTTGACACTCGTCCCATGTACAAATGCTCCCTTGTGCTTCAGCTACTTCGTACCAATCGGTATAATGAGTCATCGGATATGAATCCTTTAATCCATAATTAGAGAAAAGTTTTATATCCGCTCCCCTTTCCGCCGCCTTCTGTTTCCAATAATGTGCTAAAACCGACATAATAAAGGTTTTCCCTGCTCCTAGAGGACCTTGTATAAACATATGATGCATTTACTTCTTACCTACCTTTTCCGCCATTACAATCGGTTTTGGTGGCTTTGGTATTAATGCTTCAATTGTCTTAATAAAGTAATCCGGATCAGCAACATGAACTTTACTTTTCATAATAAAATCTATGATCGGCTCATACGGATTCTCATTCCCATGAAGATATGTATTCTCCCCTAACTTTCGTAGCAAGATAATGCCCCGTATTTGCGCTTCTTGTAACTCTTGGGCATTCCCTTGCATTTCCTCCAAAACTTGCTTTACATCGCTTATATGTTGGACTTCCGGAAATAAATTATCTGTAATAACACTTTGTAACGTTTCAGCGTTGTTACTCATTGAAATTCACCCCTTATTTACTCTGCTGATATGTTTGAGTCGGTACTTGCTGCGGTTCTTCCTTATTTGAACAGCTAGTGCAACCAAATACAATAATGCACAATGCAAGAAGCCCAAACAGCGCTATTCTCGTATAATCCATTGGGTTTTCTACTGGTTTCGGTTTGTATTGCGTAATTTTCGAAAGAACCATACTCTTCTCAAGTTCCGCTAATCTTCTGGTTTCCTGTACATATTCTTTAGGCGCTCTACAAAAGAAATTCCGCCCTGTCGTACTATTCGTTACCTCACAATCATCTAAAGGCAACATATATTCACCATTTACAAATATCTTTCCATCAGAAATACTACTAATCCGCTTAATATCACTTGTTTTATTGTCTTCATCAAAAATAATTAAAACGTCATTCGTTTGAGGAAAAAAATCCTCCTCTTTCAACTTTTGCCTGCTAAACTTACTGAAATTCAACATCCCTTTACACCTACCCTATAACGCTTGTATGCTTCGTTTTTCTTTTTCTGTTGTAAATCTTCATTGCTATAAAAAACACCATCATAACGCCAAATGAAGCGCCTGAACTAAGTACAAACATATACATAAATGCTTCTACCACCACTTAACACCTTCCTTAGCACTGTAATAGATTCTCATCAATGATCTAAAAATGATTAATCCCCCTAAAAGAGTGACAGAACCCAAAATAGATACGATGAGAGTTTGCCAAACTGTTGGCATATCTCCAAACACTGATAAATACTTACCAACGTTAATTCCCTGCGCTGTTACCATGTTTATTCCTTGCAACTTCTCGATGCACAAATCCAAAAAACTAACAATCGGATCAAAAATAGAATCAATAAACGACCTTAATTTCTCTTTCACGCCCATATCAATCACCGCCTACCCTTATAGATGAAATTAACTTCATCGCCGAAATTGCGGTGAAAAACCACAAGATAAACAGCATGATATAAGCAACAGAATTCAATTGCATCGATTCTGCGATACCGAATACTTTCCCTATCATCGCCGAATATCCATGACCAGAAGAACCAGGAGTAAACTGTAAACTCGCTAAAGTTTTACCGAACCCAACAACCAACGACCACAATAATTTTGCTGTCTGAAAAATGAGCGTAAACACTTTAACGATTACGACGCCAACCATATAGAAAAAATACAAGATAGCATCCAAAATATCTAAGAACACTTGTATAACGTTTAAAATCGCATCTATAAAGGGTTGGAAGAGATTATAAATAAACTCTCCAATCCACTTTATACAGTCCCACAAAAGCCCAAATAGCTTTTTAAACGCACCGCCAATTACACCCATTACTTACGGAAACCTGTTGCCGAATAAACAAGAACAATAAGTTTATCAGCAAACATTAATACACTAAGTGCAAATACAAGAGGTGTTAAATACGGCATCATTTTTAAAAAAATCGTTGTCATTACTGCATCAAACAATAAAGTCATTTCTTTTCACCCTTTTTCTTATGATCGAGGACTGCTTGTACAATTAACTTTTTCAATGGCTTGAACCATATAATCGCAATTCCTACTAAAATAAATGGCGACAACCACATTACAATAGTTCCTGCTGTTTCAAGCAATTCCATTGCTGTTAAAGGAGATTTCACATCGTATTCAATCGTTGTTGCATCTTTTGAAGGTTTTTCAGCAACTTCACCGCTTTTTTCTCCTTCAACATCCTCATTATTTACAGCACTGATTTGAACCTTATAAGACTTATCATTCTCTAAATTATTAACTATCAATTTATTAGAATTTAAGGGTTTATCAGTAATTTTCTTCCCATCCACATAAACGTTATAACCCTTTAAATGCGGTGAATTTATCCCACTCCACGCAATAACAAGTTTTCCGTTTTGAGGTGTAATAAAAACGTTATCTGGCGGGTTTAAAACGGGTAATGGTTTCTTTTTAGTCGTAACAGTTTTAGCTATTCCTTTCGATTCCTTCCCATCAGAATAAACTGCAATAAACTTATAATCATAATTAGTGTTTTCCTTTAAGCCTTCGGCTACATATTTATTTTGTTTATTGTCGATTACTGCAATCTGTTTGTTATCTTTAAATACTTTCACATAACTAAAAACATCTTCTTTTGGATTAAGCCATTCAAAAGTTACCCTTTCAACTTCTTCTTTAACTTTCAAATTCTCAATTTCCGATAGTTTAAATACACCCAATTCAAAATTAGAAACACCAATCGTATAATCAGTAGAAATACCACCATCAAACCACATAGAAGCATATCTAACCTTTTCCACCGATACAGAAGTACTCACATTCAAAGTAGTAGTTGTTACTCTTCTGGTTTCTTCTTTTATCAAACTTTTCTTTTCATCATAAAATCTAATAGTTGCAAGTGGTGAATACCATTCCACCACATTACCCCCACCGACCGTTAAAGAATAGGTATATATATCCACTGATTCTTTTAAATCAAAAAATACCCTTGTGGGTCTTGTATTCGATATACTAAAAACATTTTCAGAACCCTTACCCGAATCCGTTAAATAATGAAAAGGTTGATTTTTAAAGTCTTTACTTGTACTAAAACCGAAATCACTATAACCTATCTTCCCTTGCAAAACATTTAACGTTTGCGCTTTGGTAAAAACAGGGACAGACAAAACCGTCACAACAACAAGCGACAGCATCAATATGCATTTTTTAAAAACCAATAGATTCACTCCTTTTGTAAAACATCCATCCCCAAACCCCTTATCCAAGGGGCTTCCCTCGGCGGTAGCCAGCCCAAAACGTACTGCGTTTTGAGGACTGCAAGAGGGTCTTTGGAAAGATGCCCTGTCAACTCCTTAATGCTCACTACGTTCCGCTTACCGTTGACAGGTACATTATGTATCCCTCCCCCGTTTAAAAGCTGTCAGCAAGGTTTTAAGACACTAATTTCTCCAGTTGTACGAATAACTTGTTTGTATGCTCAAAATATTGCTTCATACTCTCTATCGTCTTATTTTCCGATTCACTCAAACTATGATTTTCCCCAAGCTTCCCTATGAATCCCGAAAACTCGCTATTTAGTATTTGCAATGCCTTATATTGTTTCTTCATTTCTCGTTTGGCTATTGTCTTCATATCTCTCAATCTCCTTTTAACCCGAGCCATCTGGGTCTCCTGGGTGTCGCTTGTACTTCCCGAACGAACCAGACGGATTATTTGGTATTGGTGGGTCTAAATTTGTATTTGGTTTCGGTGGTTTATCTCCCGAATCATTTGGTTTTGGTGGTTTTGAACCTTCTTCATTCGGCTTTGGTGGTTTCCCTACATCCTCTTTGGGTTTCGGTGGCTTCCCTCCGTCCTCCTTCGGCTTCGGAAAACCGCTATCACCTTCATTTGGTTTTGGTGGTTTTATTTCATCTGGTTTTGGTTTTGGTGGGTCTTTTGGTTTCTCTTTATCTTTCGGTACTGGTTTTTCTTGTGGTTCTGGTTCTTTTGGTTTATTTTTTCCCCATTCACTCGGCGTTGTTTCACCAGGCTTTGGCATTTCATCAGGTAGCTCGGGTAAATTGTCCATCGGGTCTTTTATATCGAATCCCCCAGACTTATCTTCCTCGAACTTTATTTCTGGCGCACCGTCCTTTATATCATCCTTTGTAAATTTCGCTTTCTCTAGATCAGGATTATCTTTAAATTCTGGTTGCCTATTATCCAATCCCTTATTATCTGTTTTCGGGATTTGTGGTGGTGGTTTTGGTGGGTCTGGCGCTTCTCCTAACATATCTTTTATATCTTTAGTTAGTTTTGGACTAATCTTATCCGCAAACGTTTCAGCAACTTTGTCCCAATCTGGAACAGGTGGTATTTTGTCGCTGATCTCATTCAATTTATCTTTTATATCTTGCAAATCTTTGTTG